CTGCGGCTACATCTATTGCTGTTGCAAAAGCTGTTCCCGATACTGCCGTAAACGCAGGAGCTACTCCGTCTTGTTTATACAGGCCTACAGACATCGTGGTGCCGGTGCCGAGGTCATCGGTTGCTACTTTAACACTGTGGATAACTGCATCTACGGGAATTTCAATTGCCAAGATTGCGCTATCTGCCGCTGCACCATCCGCTACTTCTATGGTGTCAGAGATTAATGTCGGACGACCTTTAAAAGATGCGCCAATGACTACCAAGGGGCGAGTAGTAGCCGCAGTCAATCTAGTGCTTAGTTGTTGTGCCATTTTGATTCCTTAATTAATTGTTTGCTCGACCTCTAGGCTTCCCCAGAGGCCATCTTCTCAGTTATGCTTAGATGTCGCAAATGACACGAACCATTTTCTTTTCGTCCATACGAACAGCTCCTAGATCCATCATTGCGTTGATGAGCCATGGGTGACCATGACGATTGGTCTGAGCCTCTACGGTAACTTTAGGCTCATTCCAGGTAGCAAGAGTCATAGCTGACTTAGGGAAAATATATACATATTCATCGCCGCCAGTCAAATTCCCTGCGTCCGCCAGTGCTTGATACTGAATAAATTTAAGACCTTTGTATCCTGTCAAAACTCTAGCCAGACCAGGTTGAGCCAAAGGAGTTTTGTCCATGAAGTCACGACGAAGTTGGCCCAATGATTCAAGGCGAGTTTCTAATTTAGTAAACTGACTAGCTGTACCAACAACAACAATTTCGTCATTGTCCAAGTCTACAAAGTTCATAGCAAGAATATTAAGCGCTGTTTTAATTTTACCTTCATGTAAACCGTTGTCTACGACAGTAGCAGATGCATTAGCTACACTATTAACTGCAATCGTGTTGTTAGAATCAAACGCAACGGTGCCAGGAATACCATCTAATTCACGGGCTGCTAATCCGCTCATAGCCGCATACAAAAGCGCATCTTTCTTGCGCCCTAGCCCCAAAGAAATAGCCGAAACAACCTGACTAGTTGGGTCTATGCCTCGGATTAGGTCTAAATGGTCAACAAAAGAAGAAGACGAAATAGATACAGGGGAAACTATCCGGCGCTCAAATGTAGCTGCGTCTGGCTCAATTAAAGACCAACGAGCGGTAACTTCGATAGCGTTGTCGATTGCGCCCATGCGGGAGATGGATAAACTAGTTCCTTCGCCCTTGGTTTGGGTCATAAGGGCAGATAATACGCTGCCTTTTTGTTGCAATTCATGTTCGATAACGTCTTTATACTTGCGGATGTGTAGGTCTACTGGGGTTCCGGTCAATGCCATGATGTTTTCTCTCAAATGTAATAGTTGACAATTAGTCTTCGCACCGGTAATCTGTATGGTACGGGGCCATTTACTTGCGCCCAAGACTGGATAAGAGGGTTAACTTGATTGGATTATGACCGAAGTCGTCCGGAATGCCGCATTATCGTGGGAGTCCTGGGATTGTCCCTGATAGGTAGGCTGTGCTATTGAGACCCTTACTCAATAGTAACGTATTTGTAGCGTTGTAATTATACGCTATAATTACTGCAATGTAAAGCTTCTATGTAGTTACTGTATAGAAGCTGTATAGTATAGATGGAGGGAGGCGGGAAGGTGAACCGATTGTACTAACTATCCCGCTTTCTGTCAAGGATTATCGTCTTTACGAATGTGCTATCCGATACAGATCATCTAATTCCAATTTAGCTTTGTTATGCCCTGGGTCTGAGCTATTCCAATATGGATGCTCCCTTCCGCTTTTCATCACGGCTGCAATTTTTGCTTCTGCGTCTGCTCTAGCTGTATTGAATGACGCTCCTTGGCTAGTAGCTATAGAGGAACCCTCTTGCATCCTAGAGCCTAATTCAGCAAATAAGGAGGCTATCACTGGATTTGTGCTGGTGTGGGGGTCTTCCATTAGCTTGGCCACAGCTTCTGGAAATTTGGCGTGGTAGGACTTCAGAGCCATATTGGCGGCTGCCATATTTTCGTCGAATTTGCTTCCCCATTGTTTGTGAAGAAGTTCCTCTGCTTTCGCTTTAGACTCTATGGCGGATTCATCGAATTTCTGTACCAAATTGTCATAAACCCCCAAGATTGCGTCTACTTGGGTTTGATTCATCCCTGCTCCGTGGGCTGCTCCTAGCAACATTGCTATTTGTGGGTCTTTAAATGTCTCCCCAGTTTTTAGCTTAACATCATACTTGTCTGCAGCTTCTGGTCTACCCAATTTGGCATATAGGGCGGCCATTGCCTCCTTATCTTTGCCATCTGGTATTTTGACTACCCCTTCTATGCTATTCAACTTTTCCATGAAGGCTGCTTTTTCTTCTGGGGAGGCTTTTTCTCCTGGGATTCTAAGGGATCCAGCTATCATTTTCTCTGCTGAGAGATAGCTTTTAGCCAATCCGGCAATGTCCTTGAACTTAGATAGCCCGACTTCCCCTCGTATATCCTCTGGTAGGGAGGATGCCCAAGAAACGTCGCTTACAGGCTCTGATGCAGGCGAAGGAGCAGCCGATGTAATCCCTGTGGATGATATTGGGGCTACCGGTGCTGTTGTTCCTGCGCTAACTTCAATTGACTCGCTCATGTAAAGCTCCTAGGTTGGTTATGTTTTGTGTTTACTAATTATATCAAAAAGGGATGCTATCAATTCAGACCTGCCCAAATAATAATATGTCAGGTGAGGGTCTTTAGATACGCTTGTAGACTTGACATTTGTATCTTTTAATATGTCTAATACAAACTTACCATCTACCGTGCTATATATCCTAGTCAGAGCTGCTTGAAAGTCTAAGATTTTATTGTTATGTGAGGTTATTCCATTCATCATTCTGGGCTCCTTTGCATCTTAGAGTTAATATCTGCTAATTTAACTCCACTATCCAGTCTATTTTGTTGCTCTGCCTGCTTAGCTCTTTCTTGGCGCAATGCAGCAACTTCTTTATCTGCTCTAATAATTCCTTCAGGAACCCCAGACACACGTCCCAGCATTAGTCCTGCCTTATCTGCGTCTACTATATCTGTGATACTTGGCCCTAGAATCTGGGCTGCCACCCCTAACTGTTGTATCCAGCCTTGAATGGCGGTACCGTCTCTTAGTTTTTGCGACCTAACTATTTGGCTGACAAAATCTACTTTGATATCTATCCCTCGTTCTATCAAGATGTCTGGCACAGGAGGAAATTCTCCTGCCCTTAACAACATACTGAACGATCTTAAGAGCATTGGAGTAAGAAACTCGTGGTTTAGTCTTCCAGCAGTGGGGCCAAGAACTTTATGGGCCTGCTCCATGCGCCTAGAAACCTCGTAGGCACTCATTTCACCTGTCGCAGTACGAGGAGGTAGGTAAAGTTTATCCAGATAGAAAATTTTCTGTATAGTGTCTGAAAAGCGCTGATGAGCATAGTCTATTTGAGCGAAGTCCTTACCGGCCCGTAGAGGCTTAATGCTATCCACGTCATCCACTACGTTCAAGGAATCTGCCCGAAAATCCAATTCAGCCATTGTGTTCTGTTTGCTGACCAACCATGCGGTAGTAACGGCGTCGTGATATGCTCTAAGACTCAGGGATACGAATTTGTTAAGGGTTTTTATTTCTGGCTCTGCTACGTGGCCTGGCCCCCTACCAGTAACTTCGCCTGGCATGGTATCCCATCTAGTGACAAACACTGGGAATTCATGGTATCCTTCTTGCTTAACTATGTTCTTACAAGATTCTTCTACATACACAGATTCATAAGGCATTGAAGACGCGTCTATTATTCCTGATGGAGATTTTTGTGTTCCTGGAAGAATCCTTGGATAGATACAGTGAATAAAATTGTGCAATTCATCTAACTTATTATTAGCTATGTTGTCTTTTATCGTGTCTGAAACCATATCTACGCCGAATCTCTCTACAGCTTGCTTAGCGGTCAATCTAAGTTTTCTAAATACTGTGTCTACAATGCCGTCCATGTTTTCGGCCCACACTATCTCTGCTAGATGGATAGATTTGAAGACAAATCCCCCAAAGGTTCCTGATGAGGTGGGTTTCTTTTGTTCTTGCAACATTATCATGTTTCCCAGAGCAGGGAACATGGTGTAGTTTTTAGACGACTCCGAGTCTAGGTTAGATTCACCTAAATGATGATGCAGCTTAAAAGTAGCCAAATCAAGCCACTCAAGAGCCTCACTGTCGTTGTTAAGTTCTTCTTGAACAAATCTGAAATTGGGTCTTTCTGTTGGGTCGGCAAAGTCTCGGATGAACGCCGCAAGGTCTCTATTAGCGATAGTGGCCTCAGCTGTATAGACGTCATCCGTAGTTTTCTCCCCAGGAGAGTTGCTTTCTATATTACTAAAGGAGACCAACTGATTAGGCAGAACATATTTGCAAATATCTTCCCATCGTTGCTCTGCGTTCACTCTTTCTGTGGAGGAAAACAGGCTCTGTGATCTTTTTATAAGTTCCGTAGCCTTTTCTTCTCTACCAGAACCTTTCGTGTATTCCATATTATATCCCGAGTAACGAGGTGGATTTTGAGCTTCGCAGTCCTGCAAGGTCTACTGATTGTCTAGCGATAGGGGTTCCCGAGGGAACGGCACTTTCTTTTGCCGACTCTGCCTCTACGGGCCTCTCTTTAAAGACATCAGAAAAAGGCGTATGAGATAGGGCTGATTCAGCGCCTGCTTCGTCCATTCTATAAACCACTTAAATTTGAGGTAGGGTTGGTTAGGCCTAATAAAGACACCTGCTTACGAGATTTTTTTCTTCTTTCTTCAACGGAAGCTTGTTTAGCAGCATCTTCTTCCTTTGCTGAAACAAAAGGGTCTCCTCCTTTAGATATCATTTCTGAACCCTTTGTCCCGGCCATAGATACCTTTTCGGGAGAACTCAAAGCAAACCGAGGAGTATCTGAGGGAGAAGGCACAGGGCTAGCGGGGGAGGTTGGATCTGGGTTCTTTATCCCTAACTCAGCTGCTGTCCATCTCTCGTCTCCAGAAAACCCCCCCTTAAGGTCCCCTACTTTAGCGTTGGCCTTCTTCTCGGCTGCGTTCCTCTCGTTATATTTTTTTATCCCTTCTAGGGATTTCAAACTATATTCATCCCCTATTCCAGAGCCACCCCCTCCTCCCCCTCCTAAAACCCCGTCTAAAATTCTTATAAATCCGCCCATTAAAATGCTCCTTTGTTTCCTAAAATATCTTCTGGAGCAGGTTCGTCCAGGTTATAGAGAGATGTATTTTTTTTCTGAGATTTTCTACGTGCCCTTATATTTTCCTCTACAGAATTCTTTGCAATTTCTTCCTGATCTTTAGTGGCCTGCTTTGTAGCCTGGTCCACTTCTTTAGGGAGTGCCGGAGCTACAGGTGGAGGTATTGGAGTTGGGGCCTGTGGGGAGTCCCCTGCATCTCCAAATAAAAGCCCTGAGAACAGTCTAACAAATGCGGCCATGATTGGTTCCTTAAATTAATTTAGTATCTCTTAGAATCTTTCTTGGTGGTCGTGCCCAATCGCTTCCGTCTAAAGAGAAAGCGTCTTTTCCTAGAAAGATATTCATAAAGGCATCCGCTGCGTGGTCGTTTCCGTCTTTAGATGGCTCTGATGAGAAGGTGCTTTTTTTAGGGTCGAATTTTCTTCTATATAGCTCTAATTTTCTTAGGCCTACTTTTACCACAGGCTCGTTGAAGTAGAAAGAGTTGAACATATTTCTTAAGCCATTAATAGCGTGTATTTTTCTACTAGGCTTACCACAAAGCACAGAACTCCCCATTCTCTTTCTCTTATCTTCCGATAGGAGTATATCAAACATTTCTTTCGTTGTCAACACGGCCTCTATGCCAGGTCTACGTTGATTGCCATCATGGGGAAAATAGTGATACCTATATCTATATCCCTTATCAACCAGCATATCGTAGTACTTCCTTAGGGCTTTGCTGGAATCTTCATAGTAGTCTACTACATAATACCGAGACCCGTCCCTTTGGACAAACCATGCTACGGTATCGTCTTCTACCCCTAAATCCCAATAAGTGTCTGTAATTCTATTATCATCGTAATCAAAATGGCCCACCCTACCTTCATTTCTAGCTTTCTGTATGAGGTCTCCAAAATATGACCCCGAAGCCTTAACGGTGAATTTACAGTAATATTCCTGATCTGCCCTATCTCGTGTAGTTTCCCCAGAGTCTACTAGTTTATCGACATCCTCTTTGCTGATTATGCCAGTGTCCTCTACGGTAACTCTATCTACAAACCATTCGGGATTATTCTGCACCCTGCCAATCATGTCATAGAAGTGATTGGGACCGTCAGGGGTAGAGTTAATTATCGCCCATCCCCCATTGGCTTTCAGCATAGGCTGAATAATATTGGGCCATATAGTGGCACTATGCCAAGCATACTCAGACATTACAACGCCTAATGGATTGGGTCCCCTCAACCTATCTGGGTCCAGAGCCCCAACAACGCTAATTAGCGAGCCATTCTTGAGTCGTATCTCCATTCTCTGGTCGTTTGTCTTCTCCACGAATTCCTTGGGAATCAGGTCTCTAATTTCCCTTCCAGTATTATCCATGCCTTGCCAAAGAACCTTTCTGCCCAGCTCTGCTGTAGGGAATATATAGAAATACATCCCAGGCTTCATCGCCGCCTGACGAATCAAATGCACCCAACTGACCACATCCTTCCCTGCTCGACGGTGCCATAACAGAATAGCGTATTTGGCCCCGGAGCTTTCTAACCTTTTTAATACAGCTAATTGGTGATCTCTCGGAACAAATTTGTAAGGAATCTCTAAATTCATTTTTAATCCTCTATTTGACTTCTATTTGAGCCCCAAAACTAGCGTTTTTTTCAATTATTTAACCTTCGTTCCAGCGAATTCGACCTACCAAAATGGACTAAAAAGGGTCTATTCGCTGTTACAGAACCATCTATCATATTTGTCCAGTTCTGTCAAGTAAAATCTTTCTTAAATTCTTTTAAACCTCGCCGCAGGGTCTCTGCCCAGGGGCTTTTTAGTCGTCTAAATAGCATCTCACGACCACCCTGCGTCCCCTCAGGAATTTGTTTCACAATCAAAACCCGCTGTAGGGTCTTCCTTATCCCCCCTACCTAACTATAGGTTTTGACTTTGACTTTTCGTTTCTAACCATAGGTTTTGACCTTTCTTATCAGGTTCTCTCTATCGCTTTAGATTTTGACTTTTCTTATCAGGTTCTCTCTAACTATGTAGTTTCTTAACAACATTCTGTCCAGCTTCTGCCCAGCAAACTGGGGGTGCGGCCCCTGAAAATCGCTGGATAGAAGTCTTTCCAGAGGGCTGAGCAGCCTTCTACCCAGTTTCTCTCTAGCATTCTGGCTAGCATCTCTATCGTGGGAGGGCGCTCAATAGACCTCTTGGCAGGGCAAGGCGCGGAGTTGTAAGCACACTGTTCGCAGTCTTGTTAGGTTGCTTATCATATTACTTGTCAGTTTACTTGTCGGAATACGATGTAACAGATATCGATATAGGGCTCTCAGAAGCATCAGAAGGGCCCTTAGAGGTCTTCGCAGTAGGTGCAGAGGGAGTAGGCCTATGTTTGTTCAATAGAACTTTTAATACGTCCACTTGCAACCTTCTCCGCTGAAGCTCGGCAGTTAGTTGTAACTTATCTTCAAAGACTGGCATCGGAGCAGATGCTATAGAGTATAGTTCGTCTGACCAGAGAGCTGAGCGGCTATCGTAAGCCATCTCATAAGCGTTCTTAAAGTCTGTGTGGGAACGTCTCCACCCCAAAATAGTATATGGAAACAACTCCAAAGGCTCGCCATCTGAGTTGGTGTGTTTAGATGAGATGATCTCACAGAGTTGAGACAAGGTGTTGCCTTGTTCCATCAAGTCAACTACCAACGCTCCAATGCGCTTAGAGTATTTAAGTCTAGAGTGCTTCATACCTGGTTTGCCTGCCATGCTATATACCCCTTCTGTGTCTGTATTCTGCAATTTCTCTATGGTATGCTTCTACTTTGATGTCTTTTTGAGAGGCTCTTGATAATAGGGCTAAAAAAGCTGCGTTGTCGACGTTTATGTCCAACCCTACAATATCTTGCAGAGCTTCTTTAAAGGACTCTGCGGACATTCCTGCTTCTAAGAGCCTGGCTGCCAACTCATTGAGCGGTATCGTGTCTTGCAGCAACCTGTCTCTAGGCTTCTTTGAGAGGAGATATCGGCAGGACTCTTTAGAAAAGCACATACTCTGACCCTATACAGTTCAAAACAGCGGTTTAGATCCCAAGATCAAGGACATATTGTAACATATTAGTGATATTTTAGCAACCTCGGAGCTTGCGGCTCCTGATTTCTGCTAAATTTCCCTATTAGGATGTCAGGATGATGTTTTATTTCATCAAATCCCTTCTGAGTTGCAAATAGTTCTTGACAGATGAATGAATAAGCTGTAAACTCTGCGATGTTCCAGCCAGTTCCTCTATATCTATACTATATAGTATACTGTACAGTAACTACATAGTGCTTTCTACCTCGAATCCTGTGAGCGGGCCGTACTTCTGTCCCTTCTCTGGCCTCACGGCGCTGCACTACTGCGCAGACTGGTGCGCCAGGGCAAATTCGGCGCGACCTTCCCTAGTATTTTGGATAAATGGCCCCGTGATGTTGACTCCCTATGCAGAATACTGTATAATTAATAAATTCAGCAAATCTATAAGCCGCCGCTAGGTGCGCATCTTGCCAAGCCTCTTTAGGCTACGTCTTTTTAGGTCGCCTCTCCTCGACCGCAGGAATAGAATCTTCGGATTCTATTTTTGTTTGTATCGCATACTTGCAGCCTTTGTTAAGAGGCTGAAGACAGCCAGCCCACACATTAGTTAAGAAACTACCTAGATAACTAGGTAGAACCCTGTGAGATCTACTACGATTCCGTACATTCTCAATAGAATTCCATGCAGAGAAGTTCACTGTACAATTACTTTCTCAACCTCTTTTTTGTTACTGTACAGCGGGGTTTGGCGTGTACGCCGCTTTGCGCGGAAAAAACTGCTTGACATTTGTTTTGCCAAGAGTAAAGTTTAGTTATCGGTCTAACGAGGAGCGCAAAATGAGAACTTTAAATACTGAGGAGATCAAGATAACGTTAGTTGAGGCTACCTCAACTGTGATATCCATCGTTAATAGGTCTACAGACAATTCTATGGACTTAGTTTTCGTAGGAAGTCGAGCAGTTTTAAGGTTTGCGTTGCAAGATATAGCTAGCGCGGTGGCTAGAAAAGTAATAGGAAGAAATATGTTAGCAGATATGCTAGAACAAATTGAAAAAGTAAACGAAGTATACAGAAACATAACTCGCAACATGACAAAAGAAGAGAAGGAAGTATTTAACACTAACATTTCATAGGTGAGGCCATGCTAACGGTATTCACAATATCCTTTATAGCGAGCTTTGTATTACTCACAACCCTAATGTGTCACCTTTTGGTGGCAGACTATGTAGAATATATTCCAGAGGAAGAAAGCCATGAAATACATATTTAAAGTTTGGGCGGCAGCAATATCAGTTACCGTACTTGAAGCCAGCCTGCTTATTACATTAATAATAGCACTGTATAAATTAAACTAAGGGGATTTGTCATGTGCTATATCACTTTATTCGTCATCCTAACAATAGCCGTAGTGTTAAGATTAAGAATTTTGAAGAAAAGAAAGAAAAATTTTCATAGAAAATGGGACACATCGTATTTTTTAGAATAACCCAGTTGACAATCCAAATAACAAGAGTATTATTGATACATAGACACACCAAACATCCCAGGAGAGACAACATGGACAGCAAGAAGAACACAAAAGTAGATATATCGGTTGATCAAAAAAGTTTTGATACTAATTTTAAATTAGCCAAAGAAGCATACAAAAAACAAATGGCTATAAGAAATCTAGAAAGGAGGCAACCTCCGGCTATAAGAAAGCTAGAAAGGAGACTACCCCCTGACCCGTTCTTTCTAATGGATCTAAGAACCCATATACTTAATAGTTCTAAGTAGTTCTAAGCCTGTCTCCAAAGGGGAATTGAAATGACTATATTATTAGAAATATCCTTTGCACTTGCGTTGTCGCTTGTGGTGATATGGATATCTGATTCTCTGGCGAACGGCTCTACATCGCCGAAGAAGAAACCTGGAGAAAAGAAATGAAAAATCTGTTGAGAATAAACCCTAATGAAGATTTTGTGGTTATATCTAGAGCCACCAAAGACGATGTGTATGAAGCCACGACTTATTGTAACGTTAGAGATTTTCTAGATGATGTAGGGGTAATAGACATCTCATACAAAGAAGCAACGGATTGGGCAGCCAGACTTCACTATTGTGAGATTATTCAGTCTAAAAAGCAGTACTATGCCGTATGCGAGGAAACAAAAAACACTCTGGCCGTGTATAAAGCACTACATGATGCGGATTTTTTAATCGTGTAGAATGATATAATAAATAAGGAGACCGTAATGAACGTATTCCTAGCATCTTTAGAGAGGTATACAGAAAAAAAGTTGAACGAATTAATTTGTTACATCAAGTACGAGGAAGCAGCTAGATTAGTAAACCGCGAGATATCAAAGGAGCTTAAATGTAATATAGAGAGGCTATCATACCAAGTGGAGAAATACGAAATAGCAATAGGTATGTTAACGGAATTAGATGCGCGCAGACCGAGGTTTTAGAAACAATTGGCCAACAGGGCTGAATAGGCTCTTATCAGGAGAATAGAAATGAAAAAGATTTTAGTTCTATTAGCATCAGTTATTAGCCTATCAGCATCTGCAAAAATATTCCGACTAGAAGTCCCGGAAGTTTTAGATAAAGCCGAAGAAGTATCAAATCTAGTTCATGTTATCCAAGATGCAGACGAAATGGATACTGTTTTATTGGGTATAACCAGCGAAGGAGGTAGCGTTATTCAAGGAATGAGAATTATAGACGCCATTAAAACAACAAAAGCTGCCGTTAAATGTACTGTAGTGGGAATGGCCGCTAGTATGTCTGCATTGATCGCCACATCCTGCCCTTCGCTAAGAGCGGCACCAGGAGCAATTATATTGTTTCACCACATATATACAGTAGACCCAAAAACAGGAAAGAAGAAGTATTCTGAGGATCCGACATTTAAAATGCTGGCAAAATTCACTAACGGTGTTATGAAAAACATATTATCCGAAGAAGATTTCTTAAGAGTCCTTCTTAAAGAAGACGTTGTAATATCTTCAGAACAGTTCTCTTTAGATATGTGTAATAAACTTAAAGTATGTGGATAAGGAGATAACATGAGTCAATATAGAAAAACAGAGTATGCCGTTCTATCCTCAGACGGCAGAATGTTTTTAATAACCTCAGATCACAGCTGGGCCAGATTTATGGCAATAGTAGTAAACGGCGATATAGTTTGCCTATAGCCGTAGTGCATAGAAAATGGGGCACATCGTATTTTTTAGAATAACCCAGTTGACAATGCAAATAACAAGAGTATTATTGATACATAGACGCACAAAAATTTTAGGAGAGATGAAATGAGCAAATCTATTAGCAAAGATCAGCTTGTCAAAAAAGAATATGACGAAGGGTATGCCAATGGTTATCGCGATAAGACCTCAGTTACTAGGCGTTTTGGCTTAGGTTTTGACAGCATCTTAGAAGAAGCATTAGGAGAAGCTTACGACGAAGGGTATGCGCACGGAATATCAGACAGGGAAGTTTCTGAGGGGATAGATAACATAACCTACTCAATCCCCAAGTATTTCCCTTGGGAGTTACCGAAAATAGACTATAGACAAGGAGATAACCATGTATAGCCCAAAATCAAGGCTTCAATCGGAAATAATTAGAATTAAAACAACAATAGATGTGGAGATCGAAAAATACGGCTCGCTCTTAGCGGGAGCGGATTATCTCTTTAGCCGCACAGATGTTCTTTCTAAAACGGATGAATTGATTCTTTCTGATATGATGTTGGTTCTGTCTAATTTTGAGCATCAAACCAAATTGGCTCTTGACAATCTTAAAGAATTGAAACTGTGTAAAAAAGAGATTAACGAAACAACTGGAGCCTAAAGTGGCCGTAAAGATACAAAACAGTTTTACTTTAGCAATAAAACGCAGTACAGTTGGTTTGTACTTAATAACACAGGAGAACAAGATGACGGCTCCAGTAAGAACCCCTTCCTCCTCTATTCTTTTAGATGGAACGGAAGAAGAAAGCAATACAAAAAATCTAAATACTTGCTCTGGAGACCTCACGCCGGCCAAAATGATGGCACACCTGGACAGCGTTGTTGTGGGACAAGCAGAGGCAAAGAAGAAACTGGTGTCTGCTACAATGATGCACTATTTGCGAGCAGGGCTATCTATCTCTAAGCAAACAGATAAAGAAGGCCTTAGTTCTTTTGCTATACATAAAACCAATGTCTTGCTTACCGGCCCTACGGGAGTAGGAAAGACCCTCATGTTAAGAACGTTGGCAGAGTTCGCTGGATTCCCCTTTATAGAACTGGATGTAACTAAGTTGTCTCCGTCTGGATACGTAGGGGACAGTATATTTGAGGCCATTAAAGCCGGAATAGAATCGTTGTCTGCCAAGAGCGACTATAAATTCTGCCACAAATACAGCATGGTTTTTGTTGATGAACTAGACAAACTAAGCTTTAATGGAGTAAACGAGGCAGGCTGGTATAGAAAAATCCAAGGCTCCCTTCTCAAAATTGTAGAGGGAATGAAAATAAGCGCAGGGATTTCTACGCAAAACATGATGTTCGTCTTTGGGGGTAACTTTGAGGAGATGAGAAAAAACAGAAAAGGGGCAGGAAAGAAAGCCATAGGGTTTGGAGAGACGCTTGTAGACTCCTCTGTAGCGGAAGCAGAAACACATGAGCAACTTATGAAATGCGGAATCATGCCAGAACTTCTGGGAAGAATAGCCGTTATAGGAGAATTAGAGGATTTAACTAAAGAACAAGTAAAAGAGGTTATCCTTAACAGTAAAGCATCCCCGTATAGCAATTATGTGGAAGCTCTCGGCAGAGTCGGTTTGGTAGTAAAAGCTTCGGACAAGGAAATAGATGAGATTGTAGAAAGAGCTATGAAGAAAAAAATCGGCCTCAGGGGTCTGTCATCTGTTCTCGCAGACTTCTTTATGCCGCACATACTAGAACATAATTACGAAAATAAGGAAGGAAAATGACGCCGGAACAATATGTGGAAATATTGCCCACTATTCAGATTCCTGTCAATTGGGAGAATTGGCTTAGAAAACCCAAAGACGGGATATGGGCCGACGATCCCAAAATAGCTAAAAGGTTAAAAAGATGTCTAATAAGAATCTTGCACAAGAAAAGAGGTAGCCCTAGCTACTACCAAGATGCGGACATCATAAGTATGCCGCAGAAAAACAGATATAGATATGCTTGGGCATACTACGGAGCGCTCTTTCACGAAGTGGGCCACTGGACAGGACACCCTGATAGAATGAATAGGGGATTAGCGCACCCTGTAGATAACAGGGAAGCATATGCCAGAGAAGAGTTGATAGCCGAAATGGTTTCTAGGCGTCTATGCATAGAATTTAACATGGAGGACGGAGAAAGACAGCACCTAGAATATCTTAAAATCTATTGGGATCACCTATGCTTCAACAGAGAGGACATATTCGTCGCCTCCGAGAAAGCCCATAAAGCATTAAGGTTTATAAATAGCGCTTTACTTATGTGCCCTAAAGAATACACTGGCCTCGTGTAGTACAGAACATCTGGTGAGAATCTGGGAGATTGTCATGATAGAAACTTTAAAGAGAGTGGTTGTTGAAGCCCCTAAGAACATTAGGCTCAAAGTTGCTTTAGGGGCCGTTGCTCTTTCTCTGCTCATAATATTAGAAATATATGGAACAGCTTTGATACCAGAATGGAGAAAGGCGTTTTACTCAGTACTAGAGAAAAAGGAGTCTGGACAGCTTTTTGGAACACTGCAGTCCTTTGTATTTCTCATGAGCCTTTTAATATTTAGTCAGGCATTTAAACAATTCGTCGGAAGACGTACAGGACAGATCATAAGAACATACTTAACGGATTCTTTATACAAGCAATGGAAAGTTGGAGATGTAAACCGAGTGGACAACCCCAGTCAAAGAATAAATGAAGACTGCAAAATAGCTACAGATTGCGCTATAAGGGTAGGTACAGAAGTAGTTATCTCTGCCTCTTTAGTCATTCTTCTGATTTTAGAATCCATGAACAACCTAAAATTAGTTGGGTCGGCTCTTATATACACCGTTATTATAAGCCTGGTGGCCATGCTTTTTAGAAAACCTCTAATTAAATCTGAGATAGCTACGCAGAAAGCAGAAGCAGATCATCGACAAGTACTTAGCAAGATATCCTTGAACATAGAAGACGATAGCGCAAAGGAAAAGTTTTCTTCAGTATTATTTGCAACCAGAAAATATTTATCTACTTTGTTAGGATACGGTATATTCAGCGCCAGCCAAGCTCAGCTTTCTGTTATCGTTCCCTGGTTAATACTTTCCGTTCCTTATTTCAGAGGGGAAATATCTTTAGGAGATTTCATGTCGGGGGTTGCAGTATTCGAACTTATTGTTGTAAACTCAACCATATTAGTAACACTCTTTCCAGAACTCACCAGAGCGCAGGCGTCCTGGATAAGAATCAAAGAATTTTATAACTCTTTATAGATAAGACAGGAGAGCGAAATGTTACCAAATCTATGGGACGAAGATCGACAAGAACTAACTGATGAAGAAGAGAACCAGCTAATGGACTTGTGGGATTGGTTGAACGAACAAGATCAGATAGATCGGCATCAGAATAACTTAAACAAATCGGCAGGAACAAACGATGACTAAAAGCTTTGTGTTCGATGCGTGTCAAAACTTAGCTGTAGAAAATCTTCTATTAAGGTTTCTGCGGGAATGTCGTGCGCAAGGACTAGATGTCATAGAAAAAGACACATTGGGAATGACAGAATGGCAGATGAGAAAAGAATTGTTGGAAATACAAAGATGCAGAAGCGAAAAGAGAAGATATCTATCACAAGAGATACTCAACCTAAAATATTCTGGATAGACGATGAAGACATACCCAACAGGAGGAAAAAAGGACGTTGCAGGAAAACTTCCATATCATCTTATACCAAAAGAAGCCATGGACTCCCTCGCAACAGGCTTAGAATGCGGCATCAAAAAAGGGTATGCTGCCCACAACTGGACCGCGGGCCTACCTTATATGGAAGTTCATGTCGCTGCTCTTTTGAGACATATATTTAAGTTTGCCTCAGGAGAAGACATGAACGAAGAACTTGACAAAGACGGAAAACCTTTCTACACTCATCATATAGACAACGCCATGGCGCATTTAGCCATGTTGGCTACGCAGATAAGAAGAAGCAGGGTTGATTTAGACGACAGATGGAACACAAAAGGAGAGTAAAAGATGGACAGCAAGAAGAACACAAAAGTAGATATATCGGTTGATCATATAAATAAAGTAAAAAAACTCTTGACAGAGGCACAAGAAGTACTTACATTATATCTAGAGACCGAAAAAGGCTCTATGCAGGCAGGTTGGGTGAATCAGGCTAAGATGAAACTTGAATTGACACAACAAACACTAAATCTTTTGTAGTATAACGTAACATCCAAGGAGAGAAAACATGGCAGACAATCATTTTAGTACCGGAGTAGGCAAAATTAAATTTGCAGCCCTGGCACGCCCAATGAAAAACAAAGCTAACCCAGACAAGCTTGAATACACAATTAAGCTTGACATAGATGCCACTACCCCAGATGGGATGGCTCTTAAGAAACATTTGGCCTCGATCAACCCAAAGAAGATCGTTACCACTAACTTAACAGGAGATCGCATCGTTGCTGATGGCCACTTCTTAGTATCCTTCTCCACAAACCGACCACCAATGGTTCTGGATGCAGATGGGACCAAGTTAACCGGCGCAGATATTCCGTTCTTTGACGGTCGAGTAGACACCGGAGAAGCTTCGGCAGTGTACATGGTTGGAGATTTCGAAGGAAAGAAATATATTCGTTTAGTAGGCGTCAAGATCAAGGAGATCGTATCTGCCCCTAGGGAAGGCTCCACATCGGCGGATAAGATAGCAGAAATGCTCAAGGGAATCTAAACAAGGAGAACTAAATGGATACGAAATTTAAGGCAGACAAAAATACCCTACAAAGGATATCTTTAGGAGACATTTTAGACCACGTCAAAAAACAAGGGATCAAAGCAGAATCAGCGGAAAAAGCATTAGACTCTATGCCCGATGAGTGGAAAAGGATGGTAGATAACCCGAATTGTTTTTTTGGCCCAACCTATTACCACACAATTCTTTCTAGAGCAGTTCTAATTGAAACAGGGCAGTTAGATTTAACATAAGGGAATATAATATGGAACACGGCATCAAAAGAATAGGCACTAAGATTGCAATAGAATACAGCGTTCTAACAGATGCGCAAAAAGTAGCCTTGATAGACGTTTTAGATAAAGAAAACATAGTCTTCGAGGCCATTGAAGAAAGCTTAACCGAGGAAACGATATGAAGTCTATCAAACAGCTTATGGCTAAGATGTTGCATAAAGAATCCTACGATAAAGGCTTTGCAGAAGGGAAAACACACTATTTAGGTGGTCCAGAAGGATATCCACAAGGTCTTACAGCCGGGTATAGAGCCGCAAAAAGGAAGGAAAGAGTGTATTTTCCCAAGGAGATATAATGAAACTAATCAATCGGCTTATAGCTAAAACGTTGCACGTAATAGGTTTACTTCTTACTGGCGCAGTTGCACTTCTAAATATATTTAGACTTGCAGTAAAGACATCAGAAGATAAGCTTCTTATTAAGTAAGAAAAAAATAGTAAGTTTTCCACCCAGGCCCGTCGAGCTTGGGTGGAACCCCTTAAATTAGACATCGGGATAGCTTCCCAAGGAGACTCCAAATGCTAGCCATTGACTTTGAGACACATCTAATCTCTTCAGAACATCCCGCCCCAAAGCCCGTCTGTGTTTCTTGGTATGACGGCAAAAACTCCGGACTATTTCGCGGCAAAGATATGGAACCCTTCCTTAAGAAGGCTCTTGCAAATCGCATATTGGTAGCCCACAATATGAAGTTTGAACTCTCTGTTATCTATGCGTGGTTTCCTGACCTTCGAGCAGACCTGGATAAGGGTCTTGAGGAAGATCGCTTCATGTGCACCCAAATAAACGAGAAATTGCTAAACTGTATCCGCAAGATACCGGTAAATAGAACCAACTTAGCCGCTCTTGTGGACAATTACTTCAAGGAAGACATTTCAGACACAAAGACGGACCCCAATGCCTGGCGTCTGCGGTACTCGGAGTTAGAAGACGTAGACATCTGGCCGCAAGATGCGATAGACTACGCCATCAACGACTCTATCTGGTGCTACAAAGTGGCCGAGCTTCAACTGGCCCCGCTGGACGTAGTAGACCCCAAAAGAGTAGAATTGTTAGACAAGGAGATAGTAGCTCTAGTTACCCCTGCTAGAAACAATCTAATAAAACACGGGTTCATGAAAGAAGTCAAAGGAGAATTCAAAAAGAGCGCTAAATTGTTTGCAGAACATATTTCTAAAGTAGTGCCCCCAGAACATATACAGAAAACTATCAAGGGCAACATCTCCACCTCGGAAGAAAGCTTAGATAAATACTCTCAGGCGGTGGAAGACCCGATTATCAGCAGCTACATAGACGTCATGGAGTACGCCAACGTACAAGCAGCCTTTGTTAAGAGGCTAAAGACAGCCAACCCGCACATTAGAACAGAGTATGGTGCAGTCATAAAAACAGGGAGGACTCATAGTAGATCTTCTGATTTGTATCCATCGGTCAATATCCAACAGATGCCAAGAGAAGTTAAATTAGTCACGTATGATATTCGCAACTGCTATGTGCCAAGACCAGGATACAAAATATGTAGCATAGATTACTCAGGGCTGGAGTTAGCATCGGCTGCGAGTCAGCTGTATAAGTACTTCGGAGAATCCAGAATGAGAGATGCAATAAACTCGGGGGATACTCCCATAGATATGCACAGTATGTTAGCCCATCGCATTATGTCCTTGCAGTTGAAGAGAGATGTTTCGTACGAAGAGTTCTTGAGCAACAAGAAAGAGGGAGACTACAAGAAGATGCGCCAAATATCCAAGGCCGTCAATCTAGGGTTTCCTGGTGGACTTGGCTTTAGGACGATGAGAGGGCTACTGTTCAAGGAGGGGATAAAGACCAAGTATAAAGTGCTGAGTTCATCTCCCTATGAGAATATAATTAGAGCAGATTTGCGCAAATTTAAATCCATGGAGCCTAATCTTAGATGCGAGAGGACGGGCTTCAGGGAGTACAGTTTAGTATATGATGAGCTTGTTACGTTGAAAGGAGAACTGTTTGATCTGTACCCAGAACTTGGCCTATTCTTAACAGAGAAACACGAGATGTTTAAGACAGGAGAGAAGAAACGCATGAAGGACGAGTTCGGTGAATGGGTGTGGGAAGAAATGTATTCCTATGACGTAGGGGGTTTCAAGAGAGACCATTGCACCTACACAGAATTTTGCAATGGATACCTTATGCAATCACCCTCAGCAATCGGAGCCAAGAGAGCCATAGTAAACACTATTAAGAAATATAGAGGCACCGGTAAAGTAAACTGCCTAGCTTTCATACATGACGAAATTGTGTTCGAAGTTAAGGACTGCCCAGAAATGTTAGATTACGTTAAAGATGTTGCGTTCATCATGATAGACTCTATGCAAACTGTTTTGAAAGGAGTTAGAATAGCTGTGGAGGCTGACGTGATGGACTATTGGAAGAAATCTGGGGGATTCCATGTAGAAACATTCTTCAAAGACCCTACAGATACCGGAGTTAGTTGCAGACCAAATATGCAAGGCCTTGGCGTCCCTTAATGTTTGTCCTTATAGTTTTTATTTGTCTTGCATAAGTGGTACGTTGTGGTGTATAACTGCTTTTAAATAGGAGAGGAAAATGAAGTTGAAAGAGATATTCGAGGAATGGCAATTGCAACCCGCAGAAAAGAGGGCGTTCAAGAAAATTGCAGAAAGTAAGCTTCAAGACCTACATAGATCGATTACCGACCCCAGAATGATGTGGGAAAATAATTGTCACACAGGGATGTCCCTAATAGACACTATTTGTCTCATGGGAGAATCTGCGGTAGACGAGATGTTAAGCCAACCAAAGGAGAAATAACATGGCCTATGAAAAACAAAAACCCGCAGATGGGTTTAGTGAGAGAGCGGCAAAGGGGCAGGCGTATAATCTAGCCATCCTCACCGCTATAGCAGACGGAAAGCAGCATGACAATAAGTACATTTTACAACAATACTTTAGGCACAAAGAGTTCGCTAATATGCTACAATTAGCAGATGATAAAACTGTTATTCAGGCAATAGATAAGCCAGAATTTGTCGACGCATTGGCAACCTTAAACGCAGCAATGTACGGATAAAACAGATGAAAGCCTATAAAGTTAGCTCACCAGAAGAATGGCACGCCATCAGGGCCAGGGTCACTACCGCTACAGAGGTATGCGCTATTTTGGGCCTGGACCCATGGACTTCAGTAGCTAAGATGTTAGATGAGAAGGCCAACAGTACGTTTACAGGCAACGCATACACCTGGGTAGGACAGGCTTTAGAACTCGTGGTTGTCAAAGCGACCAATGAGCTTATGTCCAGAGACTTTAAGTTATTCGAAGATACAGGAGGAAAGGTTATATATGCAGACTTCGATGTAGGACTTGGTGCAACCCCTGATGCAACGGACGGTACGGATTTATTAGAATGCAAAACAACGGGCACTAGAAATTGGTACAAGTGGGCTGATTGGCCGCCGATAAAGTATCTGTGCCAACTACAGGTGCAGCTTATCTGTACAGACTCTGCTGTAGGGTATTTATCCGTCATGAGTACTGACCTCCAGCAATATGGCCCCGTTCTGGATATAAAACTTTCCGTCTTTCAGGTGAGCAGATCATTGCAGTTTGAGCAGGGGCTTAAAAGGGAGTTGCAGAAACACAACAAGTGCTTGGCAGAGGGAAAGGTTTTGAGGGTAGACAGGAAGCATTCCTCTCTCATGGCTTTTGAACTTCTTAAGTCGTATAAAAAGGTTCTCTAAGGAGAGATGAACATGGCCGGACCGAAGATATTATTCTATGATATTGAGACTAGTCCCATGCAAGTATGGACGTTTCGCATAGGAAACAAGATAAGCGTTCCCCATAGCGCCATAGTAAATGGCTCTAAGACGGACATTATCTGTGTTGCGTGGAAGTGGGCGCATGAAAGAGAAGTACACGGCTTGGATTGGGGTTGGGACAAACAGAACAGCAAAAATCTCATTAAGGCGTTTGATAAGGTGATTAATGAAGCGGATATAATAATAGGTCACAACGGAGATAAATTTGATTGGAGGCACCTTAACACCCAACGTCTTCTAAATAGGCTTCCGGCAATAAATTGGAATGTAAACTCTGAAGACACTTTAAAGCAGATTCGCAGACATTTCTATTTGCCTTCTTATAAGCTCGATCACGTAGCTGCAATTTTAGGAGTAGGAAATAAGTCTGCCATGTGCTTTAAGGACTGGGTAGATAT